CTGAGCACCTTGAGCCGCTGGTCCATTCATATGAATTTTTGGAGCTGTTTCTACATGTTGTCCGCCTGACTTAATATGTGTTGACAACTTTGCTGTAAGTACATTGTTGCCTTGGGTATAAGCTTCATAATTTCCTATTGTAGTAACCCAATGATTTCCGCCAACAATCATATTAGTGTCAGCGGCTGATTCTATTTGTATTCTACCTTTAACAGTTTTAAGAGGTGTTAATACGTTTGTTAGGTCATACGTTCCACTTGCTTTTAAAGAAATATTAGCACCAGCTTCCATTGTGATATCTCTACCTGCTGTTAAATTAAAATCATTTTCAGTATGCACACTTAAACTGTCTTTTGCATAAATGTCAATCTTTCCATCTGCTGTTAACTCAACCCAAGCAGTACCGTTTGCGTTAGCAATATAAATTAAATCTTCAGTATTATGTAATAATATTTGATGCCCTGTTCTAGTTTTTAATCTAACTAATTCATTATGCGGTAGTGTAACATTTCCATTAGGTTCGTCTTGCATAATATTTGCATATTCTGGTGGTGCCATAGTTGCTGGATTTTTTCTTAATAAAGTATCATCACCATCATCCATAACAAATGATGTTCCACCAAGGCGACTTCTATGCCTATTAACTTTTATATCTGCACCAACCATACCTTTTGGAGCTCCAACTGTTCTATCAACAGGTCCAGGTGTACTAATTCCAAATACTGTACTTGGTATTTCTCTTCTAGCACTAGATGATGTTATGCCTCTAGTTTCATCTTCTAATAATCCTTGTTTTATTAAAGTTTCTGTAAATTCTTTTTGGTATGGTTTGTTAAATAATGTCGGCTCACCTCCTTTATGCGAAATATCTCCAATAACTTTATTATACTCAGCTACAGGAAGTTTTTTACCTTTTAACTTTGTACCATTTAACTCGTCTGGTGTTGCATCGGTATGCCTTGTAGATGCGGCATTACCTGGAACTGCAAAATTTGAATATCTGTCATTAACACACCCAATCCAGAAACACTCGTTCGGATTTCCTTCTACTAAAATTACTAGTACAATAGTTCCAACATCTGGTGGTACCATCCACATACCATAACTTTGCTGACTATGTCTATAGCTATCATTTTCTGTAATAGAAAATCTAGGCGTTTGGCCGCCAAACGGTGAAAGATATCTTGCCGTTAATATTTGTGTAGAAACTGAATCTGTATTACCAGTATCTGTTGTTTTTAATAATTGTACTTTTAAAGCCCCCATATAAGTTTCGTCTATATGACTAACAATTTTAGCTTGAAAAGGTCCTGCTTGTGATTGAAACTCTTCAATCTTAGCATTGCGATCTATATTAGTATTTTTAGCCATTATCTCTGGGTACCTGTATTCTTATCCGCCTCGCCATCGGTTTTCTTGCCTGATTCAGCTGGTGAATTTTTTTCACTATCAGCTTTACCATCTTGATGGCCAAGTCTTATTAAGTGAAGTGTTTGCTTAAATGTTCCTTTGCTAAAAGTTGATACTACTTTTGTAATACGGTAAATGCCACTAAAGTGTTGTACCACTTTACCATCTGTATAGTTTGTTGGGAAATTCATTATTCCGTCAGAACCGATATCAAATGGCGTTCTAAACTCTACTGCGATCCATACTTGTTTATCTTGGTATGTCATTTGTCCACTACCATCAATATATGAATCTTGTTCACTTTTACTATTATAATTTCCATGACCTGAATCTGATATAAAATACGGATCTCCCCATATCTCTAACTCAACTATCATCATATCAGCACCTAAGTTTAGTGTAGCTTCATGAAAGGTTCTAGCTATTGTATCTTTTTGACCTGCCGGAACTGCTCTTATCCCTGATGTAAAGTTTGTAAACGTAGCATCAGCTAATCTTTTAACTAATGGAGGATTAGCGTGTTGATTCATTTTATCCACAACAGTCAAGTCACTTTTAAGGGAATCATGGGCATAAAATCTGTTGGAACCAATATTAGCGATATTCTTCTGAATTTGTGTGAGCTCGCTTGAGCCTTCTGCTTTTTTTGTAGTTGAATCAATTGCATTAGATTGTACTGATGTTGCATCATTACCTTTATTTTGTATATGAGATGTTGCACCTCCGTCATCAGCAGGAAACCGTGTTTGGAATCTATGTTGATATTCAATATTAAAATTAATGACGTCTTTATTTTTACCTGTGTATATGTAATTATATGCTTTAACTACTTTTTTAATTATTTCATCTTTTCCTTTAGAAATAGCTGTTACCTTTTGAAAGACTGATTCATGTACTTTATAATGTACAACTCTAAAAATATATAATTTTGGCATTTGTCCATGTGTGTCAACTACTTCTTTTACTGGAACAAAATGTAAATTATTTTCAATCCTAAACCAAATTTTATTACCGTCTTTATCAGCGGTTTGGTCTCTTAAGCCACGTGCCCAGGCACTACTAAGAACTACTTCTTCAATAACTTGAGTAATATGTGTACCTTGTTTAAAGACTATTGCTTTTTTATCAGCTTCGTGCTGAACTTTGCTCTGATCGATATGTTCACCATTTACTGTATCTTTAGTAACTAAGTCTTCTTCTTTGACTATTTGAGCTTGTGCGGATAATTTATCTTCTGAAACTTTTGATTTACCTATAGCATTAAGTTTTTCATCAGATGCATTTTCTTTTAGTTTGGTACTTTTATCGCCTCTTTGTAATGCTATTCCGGCATTAGTTTTCTTCCATGTATCCCAGTTTGTTTCTTTATGTCCTCTTGCGATAAATTTCTTTTTTTCTTCTGGATTGTCTAGATTCTCAACAGCCTGGTCTTTCTCTTCGCTGTCAGCATTTTTGCCTAATAGGTCACCTAACTGCTTACTATCACGAGCATTATCTTTTGGAAACATAATAATAAACTCATCAGCATATTTGTGTGGATCTTGTGATCGTCTGCTTAATAAATGGCTATTAATACCATTGGTTAAACTCTTTGGGCCTGTTTGTAGCATTTCAGATACTGTATCTCCTGCTAGAGTTATATCTACTGGAAGGCGTTGAATACTTGCTCTCATTCCTTCATCATTAGAAGAAACAGCATTTACGCTATATTCTGCACCACCGCCTGTAACACTAAAGGACGCTGTCATTAACTTGATTGGTATGTACCGACGACGATGACTATACTCTGTCTCTTTTACTGTTTGTTTTCCTGCTCCGCCTTTTAGTGTTTTTGTACGAGTATATGATAAGTCTGAAAATCTTTTTGTTGCTCCGGTTTCATCACTTCCTACCCAATCTATACAAAACACATATACAGCATCAAGGTAATGGGCATACCCCGATTGTTCTGCTCCAATTTGTAATGCTTCTAAAAACTGTCCCATACTATATGGTTCAATAACTTTAAACGACATGGTTCCTTGGGTTTGCATGTGTGTTTTATTATTAGGTGTACAAATGGCATCTATTTCTAAATCCTCAATAAAAAATTCTGTTCCTGTATCTTTGCCAGGATCTTGTCCATCCCATTCACCTTCAAATATTGTTCTAACTCCACTTTTCCCTAAGTTGCCACCACCTGATTTAATAATATAAGTTGTTGGACCATTTTTAATATAAGTATCGTCTGGTCTTGAAACTTCATAAGGATTTAATACTCCAAGACTAATAACATAGTTACAACTAACAAATTCGTTTAACGGATTAGGTAGTAGATTAGGAAATTTCTTATTTTCCTTTGGAGATTCTGTAGCGTTAGATTGTTTTTGTTCTTCTTTGTTTTTTTCTTCTTTTTTTGCTGTTGTAGTAACGGTCGGTGCAAAATGGCTTCCTGCAGGTCCCTTTCTAACAACATCTATTAGTTTAGATCTTTCCCGTATTTCAATTTTATCAGTTATTATCTTGCCGGCGTCTTTAATACTAGTAGCATTATTGGCAACAACGGCTCCAAGAGAATTTACTGCATTGTCTATACTGCCGTCAGTAACTAACTCAGCTATATCTGATACAATAGGGCTTATTGTTTTTTCAGCTACACTAGAAAGTCCTTCTAACCGAGCTGTAACATTATCTTTAAGATGAGTTAATTCTGTTGCTGAAGGAATAATATCATTAGATTTTTGAGCTATTGTCTTCTGAAGATTTTTAAGTACGCCGAAATTCGGAATTGACATATTATTACCCTAGGAAATCTTTTACAGCGGCAGGACTTAATAATAAAATCTCAACGCCCGATTCAAAATCATAAATAGGATCTTCAAGAACATCCATATTCCTTTGAGCAAAGATCCACCAAAGTTTTGTAGAACCATATAAATCATATGCAAGTAAATCAGGTCTATGATTATATTGTGGATCGATTACATAAGGAGTGTCATCAGATGACCCAGGAACTGGTTTAATTTGATAATATCCTAAACCAAACTGTCCTTCATTATATGGAGTATTTGCCCACGGACTTATTTGTGAATAAGCCATTATAAAAATCCTCTTTTTTGTCCAACATATTTTCCGTTAACAAAATCTTCAAGACTAAAGTTCTCAATTTGATTTCTGCTGTATATTGGTTGACAAGTTACTGAAATTAAACTTTGTGATGGTGCCCAGGTATAATAATCAGTGCTCATCTCTGCATCACCATAAAATTGTCCTGGATTAACACCTAATACAGTTTCTCGAGTTGGTGGACCAAACATCGATGGGTCTGATCTCTTATCTGTAGGAGTGAATGTTGTACCGGCTCCTGCATTAACTTGTGTTGAAATATAATCTACTTGATCTGGCATATCAACTGTAAACGTAGTTATAACTACCGGAACATCATCAAACACATAATCACCATAACCATTTAACTTAACTACTGGTGGCGGTGCTCCTTGATTAGTACTATTACCACCATAAAACATTTTTGTACAACTTCGTAAGTAATGCAATGCTGATACCCAGTATTGAGCTTCTATTCCATTCTGTACAAAAAAGTCTCCAGTGATAACCAATTGGTCCACTTGTGAATTTGCATATACTTGAAACGGATAATTACTATGTGTAGGAGCTAAAGCGTTATAATTTGCGGTGTGTGACATGATTACCGTAGGAGTATATGGAAACACTAAACCGTTTGTTGCTCGTAATGGCTGTATAAGATGTGATTCGGTTTCAAATGGTTCAGTATTCGGAATGCTTAATTTAACTCGCCAATCTTTCGCAGTTCCTAATGGAAATTTTGCTTTGCCGGCGGCTTTTTTGTTTTCTGAACTAAATTTTCCAAGTTCTTTACCTAATTGGTCTGAATTAGCTAATCGTTGTTTTTTACCTAGCCCAATATCAGTTGATACAGAATCAAAGAACTGTCCAGCTACTTTTCGTACAGAATCAGTGGTATCGGAAACAAGTCCTTTGGCTGTATTGACGCCTCTTTCAAATAAATTCATAATTTGGTTAAACTCCTACAAGTATTTAGTTGACTTTATTAACTACATAGTTTATAATATGACTTTAAACCTGGAGAATATACATTGCGAAAAGTAAATTACCTAAACAATAAAGATATACTTGCAGAAATTCATAAGTCTAAGAACTCATTTAGCAGTTATACTGATGATGATGCTAACCAATACGATTTAATACTTACTAGTATTGATAAAATTAACATTCGTACTACAGCCGAGGCTAAACGAGTACAAGCTAAACGTCTTAGCCAAAAAGAATACGAAAAACGTAAAGCAAACGGTGAAAAAGTTAAACAAGCTGAATGTGAAATAGACTATAAAAAAATAAGCAAACAAGATGTGATTTTTAGAGTTATGATGTTTGATCACATACCTGATCAGCCAGGTCGTAAAAAGAAACCTAAAACCGTAGCGGATACTAAAGAAAAATTAAACTTTCCGCCATTCCAACATTTTAAATTTAATGACAATGACGAATTAGTATGTATAGGTAAAAGTCATTGGGTTGGTGGTATGGAGAACGGTTACTATGATAAAAGTTGTGGACAAGCAACTAACAAACTAGCTATGATGTGGATGAAACTATGTGAACGCTATGCAACTAGAGGCAATGTTCGCGGATATACATATAATGACGAAATGAAAGGTCAAGCAATTTTACAACTTGCACAGATAGGCTTACAATTTGATGAATCTAAATCAAATAATCCGTTTGCATATTATACTGCCGCTGTTACAAATTCCTTTGTTAGAATTATCAACATAGAAAAAAGAAATCAAAATATTAGAGATGATATTTTAGAAATGAATCATATGAATCCGTCATTTACAAGACAGAATCAAGGCGTATGGGAGCGTGAGCAAGAACAACACAAAACAAGAACTGCGATACCCCCAAAAGTTACAACTATAAAAGTTTCGAAGAAAGAAGGAGTTGACAAATAATCGTTAAGAGTTTATACTATACATAAGAGGATATAAAATTGTTTAAAAAGGCCGCCGTCTTTACGGATATACATTTTGGATTAAAATCTAACAGTAAAGTCCACAACGAGGATTGTGAAGAATTTATAGATTGGTTTATTGATCAAGCTAAAGAGAATAATTGTGAAACTGGCATCTTTATGGGTGACTGGCATCACAATAGAAACAGCTTGAACATTACTACTATGGATGCTACCATTAGAAGTTTAGAAAAACTTGGAAAAGCATTTGAAAATTTTTATTTCTTTCCTGGTAACCACGACTTGTATTACAAAGACAAACGAGACATTCATTCTGTTGAGTTTGGCAAGCACATTCCTGGCATTACCATCGTTAACAAAATTACAACAATGGGTGATACTACATTAATACCATGGCTTGTAGGCGATGAATGGAAACAAATTCCTAAAATTAAAAGCAAATATATATTTGGACATTTTGAACTTCCAAATTTTTATATGAATGCAATGGTACAAATGCCTGATACAGGAGAATTACAAGCTGACCATTTTAAACATCAAGACTATGTATTTTCAGGGCATTTTCATAAACGACAAGTTAAGGGTACTGTAAATTATATTGGTAATGCATTACCTCATAACTATGCCGATGCTTGGGACGACGAAAGAGGTATGATGGTGCTGGAGCACGGCGGCGTTCCACAATATCTTAACTGGTGGAATTGTCCCAAGTATCGTACAGTAAAATTATCACAGTTATTAGATGAAAAAGACACTTTAATTAAACCTAAAATGTATTTGAGGGTTACATTAGACTTACCTATTTCATATGAAGAAGCTAGTTTTATTAAAGAAACATTCCTTCATGAACATGATTGTAGAGAAATTACACTTATTCCTAATACTACAGATGAAGAAATTAATACAGATATTGACATTACAAAATTTGAAAGTGTTGATCAAATTGTTGCCAAGGAAATTCAAGCTATTGAATCTGATAGTTATGATAAAGCAAAATTACTTGACATTTATAACAAGTTAGGAGAAGACCGTGATTAGAATACAAGACCTAACAGTTAAAAATTTTATGAGTGTAGGTAATACTACACAAGCAATTAACTTTAATCAACATCAACTTACACTTGTACTAGGTGAAAATATAGATCAAGGTGGCGATGACGCTGGTTCACGTAACGGAACAGGTAAAACAACAATTATTAATGCTATAAGTTACGGATTATATGGTCAAGCCCTTACAAATATTAGACGTGATAACTTAGTAAACAAAACTAATAACAAAGGTATGTTAGTTACGCTAACTTTTGAAAAAAATGGAGTAAGTTATCATATTGAGAGAGGTCGTAAGCCAAATTTACTAAAATTCTCTATTAATAATGAAGATCAAGAAATAACTGACGAAAGTCAAGGTGATTCACGTAAGACTCAACAAGACATTAATACATTGTTAGGTATGAGCCATGAGATGTTTAAGCATATATTAGCATTAAACACATATACTGAACCTTTCTTAGCATTAAAGAACAATGATCAACGTGCTATTATAGAACAACTATTAGGTGTTACTATATTATCTGAAAAAGCAGACCTTTTAAGAGAACAAATGCGTATTAATAAAGAGCATATTGTTCAAGAGAATGCAAGACTTACTGCACTTAAAGATAGTAACGAAAAAATTAAAGAGAATATTGACAGATTACATAGCAGAAGAAAGGCTTGGATAGCACAAAACAAACAATCGTGCGATAAACTACAGAAAGCAATTTACGAATTAGAACAATTAGATATTGATAGTGAACTTGATGACCACGAACAACTAGCATCTTGGTCTGACCTTAACAAGCATCATACAAATCTTACAAAAGAACTAGCAACTGTAGAACGTGCATTAGAACAAGCTGATAAAAATGTACAAAAAGTTGGAACTGATCTTGATGACCTTGAACATGCTAAGTGTTACGCCTGTGGTCAAGAACTTCATGATGATAAACTTGAAGAAATGAAGGACAAACTACAAAAAGACTATGGCGATGCACATACATATATGATTGAAATTGCTAACAAGTATGATAAGGTTAAAGCAAAACTTGAAGACATTGGTACATTGGATTTAAAACCTAATACTTTTTATGAAACAGCCAAAGAAGCATATGAACATAGAGGCAATGTTGAAAGTTTAAAGAAAACATTAGCAGAAAAAACAGATGAAGTAGATCCTTATCAAGAACAAATTGATGATTTAAAAGAAACAGCATTACAAGAACTTAATTGGGATAATATAAACGAATTAAACTCTTTAAAAGACCATCAAGACTTTTTATATAAGCTCTTAACTAATAAAGATAGCTTTATAAGAAAGAAAATTATTGATCAAAATCTTGCATACTTAAATAATAGGCTTACATATTATCTTAATAAACTTGGATTACCGCACCAAGTACTATTTCAAAACGATCTAAATGTAGAAATTACACAATTAGGTCAAGATCTAGACTTTGATAACTTGTCAAGGGGTGAACGTAATAGATTAATCCTTGGATTGAGTTTTTCTTTTAGAGATGTTTGGGAAAGTTTATATCAACAAGTTAATTTACTATTTGTTGATGAACTAATAGATAGTGGTATGGACTCAGCAGGTGTTGAAGCTTCATTGAGCGTACTTAAGAAGATGGGTAGAGAACGTAATAAAAATATATACCTTATTTCGCATAAAGATGAATTACAAGGAAGGGTAACTAACGTACTTAAAGTTGTCAAAGAAGCTGGGTTTACATCTTACGATAATGATGTAGAGGTAACACAATGACCGATATAAACGATGATACGCACGACTTACTAACAAAAGCATATATAGAATATTATAAAAATAATGAAAATTTTGAAAAACGTAAAAGTGAAAAGACTAAACGTGCAACTAGAAGATGGTTAAGTGAAATACGTAGGTTAGCTTCTCTTCGAAGAGTAGAAGTTATGGATTCTCATCGGGCACATCATCAGAAACAAGACGACTAATGCCAATTCTATGTAAGTATCTACATGGAATGGACTTTTAAAAACAAAATTATACAACAATTACCAGATGATTGCGTAGGGTTTGTATACATTATTACTAATACAACTAACAATAGAAAATATATTGGTAAAAAATTAGCTAGATTCAAAAAAACTAGACCTCCACTTAAAGGCAGAACTAATAAACGTAGAAGTACAGTAGAAAGCGACTGGAAAGATTACTGGGGATCTAGCGACACACTATTAGCCGACATTGAAAAACTAGGTAAAGGTAAATTTACAAGAGAGATATTACATTACTGTCCAAGTAAAGGTGTTACAAGCTACTTAGAAGCAAGAGAGCAGTTTGAACGCAGAGTATTAGAAACTGACGAATACTACAACGGCATTATTAACGTACGAGTAGGCGGGTCTAAGATATTAAGAGAAGCCCTTAAAGGCAAATAAGCCAGATTTACATCTAATAATAAAACTCCACTATAATTATCAGTACAGGCACAACTCTTCCACACACAGGCAAAAAATAAGCAACGCTGTTTGATCGAGGTAGCTCGATTCACCTTGAAGACGTACTCAAATGACGTCTAGATACTGGTGTGTTGCAAGGCTAGACTAACTTTAGGTCTAAAAGATGCTGGCTCTGAGTAAAAAGCAACCAGCTCGGTAGAAAATTCCGCTTGATAGGGATTAATACCGTCCGTAACTATACGAAGGCTGAAGTAAGGGGTTGTCGGGTTACCGCCTCTGTACATTTAATGTAATCTTCTTTATCAAGATGGTACGCTCATCTCACATGATGGCTATTAAATACTTTGTCCGGAGACGGGCGAAGTATGGCTCAACTATCTACATGATGCAAAAGTGCTTAACGCACTTATTCATCTTAAAGAAATAAAATGTTTGAGCGTAAGCGAAAACAAAGTGAGCTTTAGCTCACTTCAGAACAACCATTAATAAGACTTATATATTAATGTAGTTCTGGATCTCTTCCAAGACCTTTAACAGTATACTTGATGTCTGATACTATTTCGTAAATACCATTAGGGTTAGCATCTTGTAGCTGTTGCATAACTTCATATGCTTCTGATTCACTACTACAATCAATTAACTCAACATTCTGAGTAACTGTCTCAATAACCTTATATATAGTCTGAGGCATAAGAGTATTTAAGAAGCTATGTCGAAGGATTATAGCTAAATATAACTGAACAGGGAGTTTATAATGAAAATACACCAAATAATCAGCGAATCTGAGGTTGTTAATGAAGTTCCTGGTAGGGGTATGTTGAAGCGTGGTCTTGCTAAAGTAGGTGCCAAGATGGCAGGTGCTGTTGGAGCCAAAGGTGTTCAAGCAAAAGTGCAAGGCGGTTTAGATGCCGATGCTAGAGGCAAAGAACTTTATAAGTCTTGGATGGCTTATGCAGGTCAGACTCAAGCAGATGCAAAAACACCTACCAAGGCCGAAGTAGCAGATTTTATGGCTACACAAAAAATGCCAACAGGACAATTAAACAAACATAAAGACGGTCCTTTACCAGCAGGCGCTATTGATACTATATTACAAGGTGCGGCACAAGATTCTTTTAAAGGAAAAGCCGGACAAGCGGCAGTAGGTCAAGGAGACTCGCCAGAGCCAGAAACTGCTGGAGAAAAATGGGGAGCTCAGCCCGGAGGAGAAGCAGGAGCTAAAGCAGGCGGAGGAGCACCAGGAGAAGCAGGAGCTAAAGCAGGCGGAGGCAAGGTTCCACAGAATTTACAAAAACAAATTGATGCTTTAAACCCGCAACAAAAACAAGAACTAGTTAAGTTACTCTAAGGAAAGTTAAACAATGAAACTGCAAGAAGTTTTCGCTTACAATCTTAAATCTCAACACATACTAAATGAAGGTTGGGATACACTCAATGAAAGCCAACGTCTGTATCTTGGAAAAGCTGAGCGAGAACTATGGCCGTTAATGGAACAACTTTGTAAAGTATTTGAAGCAGAACTTACAGCAGATCAAATCCAATCAATATTTAAAGGCGCTGAAACTCATGCAATGGATACAGGCACAAATAAAACTGCATTAGGTAAGGCAGGTGACGCCGCAGGTGCCGCCGCAAAACTTCCAATTAAATTAATGAAGACTGTTAATGATAAGATTAACGAACTTGGTAAAGCGGCACAAAAAACTGGTCCTGTTCAACACATAGATAAAAAGTTTGAAGATTTAAAAAAGCAAATTGGATCTAGCGATGGAAAAATTGTCCAGGGTGTTAAATTTATTAGCGACTGGGCAAAAGAAAATCCAGGCAAGGCAAGTTTAGCAGTAGCTATATTAACAGCGGCGGCGGCCTTTGCTACTGGACCAGGCGGTGGTGCGGCAGTTGGTTTCTTATTAAAAGGTACTAAAGGATTATTAAAAGGTGATAAACTTTCGTCAGCGACTGGTCAAGCGGCTAAGATGGCGGCAGTTGGTGCAGGTATAGGCGCCCTTGGTGATCAAATTAGTGAATTATTACCAGGAGAAATTTCAAATACATTTATTAACGATGCCTCAGGTGAAATTGATGTAACGCAATTATCTGCCATGGACGCAACTAGCCTAGCTGATATTGATGCTGATGCGGCCAACGAACTTATACAAACACAAGGCGCGATGCAAGAATTAATGCGATCATCTGATCTTGATGCAGAAGCAAAAGAAATTCTTCAAGGTCAATGGGATCAAGTTAATGCTAAGATAGTTGAACTTAATGGCGGCGGAAATGTAACTGATGGCATTGATAATATGCAAGCCGAATTTGACATCGAGGGTACAGGTGCTGATATTGAAAAAACAACCTCAGGTACAGAGTTAGACGGATCTGAAATAGACACAACTGAAGTTACAGCTGAATTAAGTGCAAGTGAACTTAATGATTTAGGTATTAATTCAGCAGACTTTCCTGATAACGAATGGTTAACACAAAATACACAAAAGTTTCTTGATGCTGGTATGACACAAGAACAAATTGATGCACTACAAGATGTACAAGGATTTGAAAGAGCATTAGCTAATAAAGAATTTATGGGTATGAATATTTCATCAGATATGGAATCGGCTATATCAACTGACAATATAAAAGTTGACGGTATTCCGGATGACATATCAGTTGGTGAAACCTTTAAATCAAGTACCTCACTAACCTTAGATGACGGAACTGAATACAGTGGTATTGTAACAACAGAAATTTCAGGTGTTGATGCTAACGGCAATGCTGTATACAAACTAGTAGATGTACAAACAATGACTAATCCAATGAGTGATGAATTATCTAAGGCATTAGAAGCTCTACCTGAAGAAATGCAAGATGAATTATTTGATAAAGTAATGGATACTGGTGTAGCATCGGGTTCAATGGAAACAGCAATTGACAACACGACAGCAAATATTGTTAAAGCGGCGGCGGCAGTTGGAATCGGGGCAGGACTTGCAAAAGCAGATTTAAAACCCCAGGCGGCTAAAAGTGGTGATCAAACCGAATTTGATTTTAGCAAAAACCAACAAGAAGCATATAAACGAGACTTACACAGAATGTTAGCAGAAGTTGATCCATCTAGACTAGATCTAGAAGATCCTAAATACCAACAAGATCCTAAATCAGGAACACAGACGGATATGTTTAAAGATGCCGGATTAGAAGATCCTAATACAATGGGTGCAAAAGCAAAAAGAGGATTAGGTGCGGCAGGTAAATGGGCTAAAGATAAAGTAGCAGGTGGAGTAGCCGGCGTTAAACAAGGTATGAAAGATGCAGGAAACAAAGTTACTGCTAACAAACTTAATAAAGCCTGGAAAAAAGCAGGCTCACCGATGGACACAGGAGCCGTTGTTAATATATTAGCTGATGCAGGATTAAGCAACGACGATATAACATCAATTGGAACAAGTACTAAAGTTGATTTACCACAACCAACAAGTGCAGAACCAGAAGCAGATGCTGGTGCTGAAACAGGAACTGAAAAAGATCCAGAAGGTGTTAAACCTAATCAAGGAACAGATAATAAAATTGAAAATGGAACTACAGCAGAGTATGATGGTAAAGAATATACTCAACAAGGTGGAGAATGGCTTGACCCAAATAACAAAAAAGCAACACCTGAAATAGAAAAAGAATTAGA